GACGTTGCATATCGGGCTTGTCCTTTGTGTCGGTTTGTTAAGTGTATGTCAACTGTATGTGTGAGTCGAGACAGAGTGATGATGCTCTACCCATCGGGCTGCCTCAATCCGATTACCTTGCACCATCTACCCGATTATGTTTACGGGTCGCTCAAACACGTTGCATTGTCACATTCGTGTTGCTGTTTCAATGCGTGTTCGTCTAACGGCGTTACCGCCGGTCATCCAACCGCCCTGCGACAGGCTTAGGTATACGCAACTAGCCGATTGTGTGAGTTTTACTTTTTATCAGACCTGACCATTAACGCAGCGCATAGCACTGTTAGAGCCAATGCCAGCCAAACGTGCCGGCTCATTTCTTTAGCCCATCTATAACGGCTGAGCATTGACCTGCTGTCAATGTCTCAACTACTACGTCATCAACTTGTAACAATCGGTGTATGTATTCAAGCAGCTGCACATCATCCCAACCTTTACCACGCGCCAACGATTTAAGAAACCCAACTTGTTTAGGTGTAGCGCTGCCGTGACTGTCTGGTCGAGGCGTGCTGTTGACCCTGTTAACTTTTTCCATTTCTGTTGATGATGCGCGCTCGCCTGTGTGCCCTATCGGGCTGTTACTGCACATACGGCCAATTGCGCTTGTTTCACAGTTTTCTAAAAAACTAGTTTTATTTACTGGGCTGTTGCCAAATACCTCTTCGGCATAACCTGTGGCAATAAGCCTGTCATCGTTGTTAAAACCTTCAGCGCGCATAATGATAGTTGAGCCGTCATAGTGGTGAATTGACGTAATGATGCGACCGTTAGGGAATGTTTCCCACCAGCGCACTAAGCGTTGTGCAACTGTCTCGTATAGCGATAGGTCAAAGTGTGCCATTAGCAAGCCACCCAAACTATGGCGTTACGGCCGTACCGTGTTTTGCGCCTAATGCCACTGTCAACAATGTAGGCATCTCGATGCAAGCCGTTTATGCGCGCTGATACAGATTGTGCAGGTAGTTCTAGTAGCACACTTATTTCGTCTGCGGTCATGCCTTTAGCCTCTGTGCGGCCTGCCCATTTAATCCAAAAATGCACTAACTCACGTTGTTTGCCTGCGTGTGGTTTTGCTGCCTCGCCTGCCTGACGTGACGTGTCTGGTGCGTTGCGCGCAATTGCAACACTTGGATGGTTTAACGCAACTTGTGTGCGCTCACCAGCCAATCCCAGTGTGTTCGTAAACATTTCTAGTTGGTCATTCATGTCGGGTTCTTTCTGTTTGTCGGGTTTATTGGTTTTACCTTACTACACGCTTTAAGGCTGGGATGTAACCACATAATCTTTTCGGGGTTGTGCCGGTATCGAGTGCCGTGCATCGTTAAACCGCACGCTTTACAGGGCGCGTATAACATTTATGGCCGCGCGTAGCACTGAGGCGTTAAACCTGTTTTGTTGGCCGCCAATGGTCATGTGTGCGTCATACATCAGCTCTAGTTCATCAAGCAAAATGTCGTGGTTTTCTAGCCGGTCTATTGGTAGCACTGGCGTAAGAATGTCGTCTACAAATTGCTTAAACACTTTGTTGTATTTGTCGCTGTAGTTTTCGGGATACATTGCTGCTCTTGTTTCTTGGCTAATGCCGGGTTCGGGATATGGTGTCTCGCTCACGTTGTTGCTTTCCACGCTTGCCAGCCAACCATACGCCATAGGTGTAGCGCGGCACGGATATTGACCTCTGGCCTAAACAAATCATCTAGGTGCGTAATAATGCCAGCTTCAATTAGCCACGTTTGGTGCACGCCATTAACTTGCATTAGACCTCGACTACCCCCGTTGCTGTCTTGGCTGTTAAACGCCAACGGATTGCAGCGTGACTCACGAAACATCACACGCGCAAGCATTGGTGCTTGCTCTGCAGGCCAGCCAGCGGTAATTGCGTCTGCAACGTACTGTGCACACCCTTTAGGCACTGCCGTAGTAGTCGGTGGTAGTGGTGTAAGCGCAATTGTTGGTGGCACAACACTGTTAAGCGTGGTCGTGATCTGTACGCCCAATTGCAGTTTTGGTGCTGGTGGCTCGCTGGCATCCCATAGCAACGTAAACGCTGCTAAACCGCTAATAAACCATGCACCTATTTTGATTGCTAAATAGCTCATTTTTTCTCCAATTGGTAAGGGGTCTGCCAGCTGTCACCGATTGCATCCTTAAACGCAATTTGTGCGTGTAGCACTTTGTCTGTGTCTGGGTCACGAAATATTTGCACTAGCACCATCTGACTGCTGTCTAGGTGCGTGGTATAAACCTCGTAAATGTATGTTTTAGCGTCTGCCATTGCATCTCCTATCGTCGGTGTTTCCACCATAGGGCATTACTGTGGCAGTTCGGTGAATACTCTCTGAAACGCTTGTTTTACAAGGTTTGGTGCGTCTGCCATTTGTGGGTTTATCTCCACGTGCAGCCAATCTCCACCGGGTGCGCCGTGTATTTCTGGTTTGCTGTACGACTTCCACGCTTGTCGGTCGCAACGCCAGCCACGCCCAAATGCTTTGGGAAAATAATCAAGCACGCATTCAACGCCTAACGCATTGGCGTTGGCTAACACAATGTTGATAAACGCAATAGTGCCTTTACGGTTTGCGTCTGGGTGTTTCTCTGACGGTCTGTAAGACAAGTCAACTGCTCGACCAGTTGCGTGCACACTTAACGATGTTTCACTGCCACGCATATTGCGCACTCCCCAAGAGCCATTATTCGAAAACGCGCCGCCGCCATATTTGATGGCTTGCCTAATCCACTCATCCATGCCGGGTAGTGGGCCGTCTGATGCGCCGTCACTGTTGCCTGTGTACGGCTTAGACCCAATGACTTTAGGGTTGGCTGGTAATACTGCCATTAGTCGGTTCTATCGGTTTGCGTTTAAGGCCGTTAGCGGCAACCAGACCAGACAACGTGCCGGTCATGAACACTGTAAGCGTTGAAAGCAAGTCAATAAATTGTGCGTCATTTGGTGATTGCTCTAAAGGTTGCGTAACAAATAGCAAGCCGTAAACAAAACCTATAACGGTAAGCGCAAAGGTAACTGCAATGGTGCAGCCAACAAAGACAATCATGCGTGCGTGCAGTATTTCTATTTCTGCTTTTTCCCTAGCCATTGCTGACCCTTTCGCATTGTGCAATAGTTGAGCAGCGTGTTAGTGCTGTGTTGCGTACTTTTAATGGTGCGTTGGTTCGTGTTGTTTCGCAAGCGGTCAGGGCAAATGCAAGCATGACACTAGCCAAGTAGTAGCGCGGCTTCATCGGCTGTAATTCCTAAACGGTCAAGTAACGCGGCTTTAGCGGTTGCTTTATTGGCTTGCGCGTCAATTTTGGTTTTTGCTTCGGCTTCATCAAGTTGAAATTGTGCGTGTTCCGCGTCGGTCATTTCGCGGTGTTCGTAACCGTCAAATGTTATTGGTTTTGTCATGAGTTTGAGTATCCGTAAACTTTGTAGTAGCCAGTAATGGTTGATGTTGCTGCAATAAAACTCATGCTGTCAAATGATGTTGTTGCGTTAAATTGAGCGTTATACGAATAGCCCGCAATTGCAGGCAACGAGTTAAATCCAATTAAGTTGCCAACAACTTGCGTCAAATCTGTTGCTTGTGGGTTTAATACATCAACACTTATTGTTAATCCTGTTGCGTTTGTTGCTGTGTCATTACCAAAAGAAGTTGTGTTGTAACCAGTTATAGTTGTAGCGGATGCGTTGCTAAACACGCCCGGCGCTGCGGTTGCATAATTGCTTGTTGTGTTATCTGTGCCCGATGCCCTTAAACGGCTAGTAAGAGTAAATGTGCCTGAAGCCGCTGAAACTCTAAAAACTATTCTGTAATTAGTGTAGGTACTTGTAAAAGTGCTTGCAGGCAAACTAACTGATGAGGCGGCGCTAAAAGTTGCGCCAGTTATATAAACTAGACCACTAGCCGCTGCAGGCCCGACAGTAGCCCAAGCCGCGCCCGTGTAATACTGCACCACATCGGTGCTTTCCAAATAACAAAGTTGACCCTCTGCCAACACTTTGTTAGAACCTCCAAACGCGGCATCTCTAGTAACCGTAGTCGAAAACACCGGTATGCCAGTAGCCGCACTAATGTTTTGTTGTGCTGCGGTAAGCACACTGTTTGCTACAAATAGTGGTACTGATGTTTGCGCGTTTGCTCCCATAATTAGACTTTAGCCTAGCCAAGCGCGTTCGTGGTAGATAGCACACCAAACGTGATGTCATCTAAAATAAACTGGTCAAGGATGGTGGTTGGTGATGTCCACAGGGTCATGCGGTGGCCTGTGTTCATGTCTATAACGTGATCTATGCTCTCAACGCTTAAGTCTTGATTAACGCTTAGCGGTGTGCCAGATGGAAACGTCTTAGTAATTGACACGGTTTGACCAATTTCTATTGGTGCTAACGCCGTTTTTTGAGCATCAGTGAGGCTGGCAAATGTGGTTGAGACACTTGTGAAACGTGGGCGCGGTATTGGGTAAAGCAGGTAACTTGCCAGCGTTGCAGCTTGTGCGTCACTGCTTAGCAGGCTGTCTGTGATTGCCTCAGTTTGCGTAAAGTACTGTGCAATAGATGCAAGGTTGCTGGCATTTTGCAATGTGCCGCCAGACTCAATAGTGACGTTGGCATTGTTGATTACTGTCTGTTGGTCAAACTCTACAAGCACGGTGTCATACGGTGTCGCTGTGCCGGTGTCATTAAACGTGGCGGTGGCTGCATCAAGGGTTGTGCCGATACGCGGTTGAGCGGTCAGCACGTTTGCTCGACTACAAAAAATACGACCTTGTTCAGCCTGTTGGATGCGGTTTATATAGGCGTTGACGTTTGTGCCACTAGCAATCGTGTAAGCGCCTAGCGTGGCTGTAGGGCTGGCTGTGAGGTTTGTAGCGCCTGTGTAGGCTGCAGCGCTTAAAACGGCTGTAATGCGCGCTGATGAGGTTTGGCTAGTAGTAGCGGTAGAGGGCAAATTGCCCTGTGCCAGCACATAGGTATTGTCGGCTGCAGCAATGTTGTAACTAGTCATTCCAGCCATGTTGTAAGTCTGGTTAAACGTGGTCACTACACCTGTAAACAAGTATTCGCCGTTACGACTCAACCTAATTGCCCTTAACGGCGCTAAACCCGGTTGCTCTGTAACTTGGTTGTAATACACGCTAGATGTGTTTAACGGGTCAAAATTACGGTTAGTTATCGGCACGCTAATTGACACAGACATAACGCCCGGCCCAAACACGTCTAACGGTTTGTGACGGCCTCGACTAACCGTAATGTTTTGTACCACATCTGTGATGTCGTTAAAGTCCACGCCGTCACCGTCAAGCACGTTTGTGCCGTTAAGTGAACTGTCATCTAGCACAAACGCTGATGAGTCGTAACCGCTAGACAGCTCTAGTAGGTATGTGCCGCCAGTGATGACGGTTGCGCCGGGCATTACCTAATCGCCAAATTGAGTGGCCCGTACACTTGCGTGTATTGGGTCAGCGCGTCAACAACAGATTTGCCTAATTCGGCTGCAGTAGAAATACCGCCAGCCACGTTAATAGTTACATCTGGTCGGTTTGCTATGCGATCTTGGATGCCACCGACATATCCAATAGGGCCGTTGACTGGCGCAAAGCCGGGGCCTTGACTACTACCACCACCGCCACCGCCGCCAGCCATAGGTGCGCTAGGGCTAGGCATAGATGGCATAGCCGGCATACCTGCAAGCACTTGACCTACACCGCCTTCACGTGCTGCACCAGACCCTACCGATGCCCCACTGCCACCAATGCGCGGCAAACTAATAGTTGGCAACGATGGAATGTCGCTAAATGGGTTAAGTATGTTCATGCCTCGAATAATTAGGTTTATTGCTGAGATGTACGCGTTAGCAAAAGTCTCAAAACCGCTAATTAGACCGTTAAGCACGTTGTTAACAATGTCGCGAAATGTCTCAAACTTTTTGTAGGCAATAACAATGCCTGTTACTAGCGCGCCAACTGCAATCATAATAATGCTAAATGGGTTTAATGCCATAGCAGTGTTGACTGCCAAAATTGCTATTGCGATACCAGAAATTGCGCCAGCAATAATAAGAAACGTGTCAGGGTTTTTTTGTGCCCAATCAGCAAACTTTTGTATTACTGGCAACACTGCCTCAACTGCCGGCAACAACGCTGCGCCGATTGACTCTTTAGTTTCGTCTAACGAGTTTTTAAGTATCTTAAACTTGCCTGCAGCTGTGTTGGCTGCGGTTGCAGCCGCACCGCCAAACGTGCCGCCTAATACGCGCATAACATCGTCGAGTGACGCGCCATCTTTAATCATGTCTTTAATCTCTGGTGACAGTTGCTGCAGACCTTTCATGTTTCCGCCATACGCTTTCGCAAGCGCGTCAGAAACCTCAGCCAAAGACTTGTTAGAGCCAATAGCAATATCCTGTGCCAATGACAATGCCTCTGTTGCTGTAGCAATATCTTTTGTGCCAGTTACAAGTACGGCAAGCGCTGGGCGTAACTCGCTGTCAGCCGTGCCGGTAGCCCTTGACATAGCGCTGATCATGTCCTCAGTCGCTTTGACCTGTTTATCTGTTGCGCCAGTGACGTTGTTCAATGTCAACGCAAGGTTGGCGGCTTGTGCTTCATCCTCTGCAGCTGCAGCCACCGCAGCACCAAGAGCTGCAGTGACCGCACCCAGCGCGGCAGCGGCAGGTATAGCAGCTTTTTTAATTGCAAACTGTGCTTTTTCGCCAACAGTTTCTAGTTGCTTAAACTCTTTAATGGCTTTGTCAATGCCCTTGCCGTCAAACTCTGAGATAATCGGAATAGACAGCATTACATTGCCTGCCTAACTGTGCGCGCCGTGTCTAATATCATCTTTTCCATTTCAGCTTCTAAACCTCTACGCGCTTTATACACGGCAGGCCCAATTAGTCGAGTGCGACCAGCGCCGACAAAACCTAACTGATCGCCTAAACGGTTTGCATTAAGACGGCCTGCAGTCTCAAAGATCGCTGTTGCTGGATCTTTTTGCTCAATTAGAATTACGCCTACAGCATTGCGCCTTGTGTCAATACGCAACTTGACACCGCTCTTGGCTTTAGCAACGCTAAACGGAAACAGTTGACGGCCTTTGCTATTCCACTTGTATGCCATACCAGACAACGGCACTTGCGTGTAAACGTCTTTTGCAGCGTTAATGGCTGGCTGTGCAATCTCGTTGGCTTTAGCCCTAAAATCTTTTTGCAGCTGTGGGTCAATCTTTTTAAGTGCGTTAATAGTTTCTTTTACTCCAGCCACCTGAATTGTCGTGTTGACTGTCATAGAAACTCACCTGTTCTTGTTGTTCTTTTCTATAACACTAATCACCGTAACTAGGTCGCGTGTGTCAAACTCGATGTGCGTTGGCCACCATCCTACTGCTACCAGCATTTCTGCTAGTTGTCTTCGGTAAGTGCCAACGCTGTAGGGTTTGGGTTTGTCTCATCAACTGAGGTCAATTCCATGTTTGGATGCTGTTTAACCCATTCGCGCCAATTGTCTGGCACAGTGTCACCAGCCAGTTTGCATAGATGGTATGCCCAGCAAGCAATATCGCTGTAGCCAATACCTTTACCGTCAGAAACTTTGCGGTTTTCTAGTTTTTCCCATTCACATACCACAAACATATTTGTGGTCATGGTGCGTGTGCCGCGACCGTCTTGTAGGTCTAATTCTAATTTGACTTTCATAAGCCTGCTTTCGTGTCGGGCCGTTGCCAGCTGTTTTTATGACGTTGCGACTGAGTACACGCCACCAGTAAACGTGATGTCAATTGTGTCTAACGCGCCTAATGCGGCGTTGACAATTGGCAATGTTTCTAGGTAGCAACCTGTCAATGTTGACACTGGGTTTGTTGCGCTGGTTGCAGCACTGGTTGGCTTGATCGTCACGGTTGTGGATGTGCCAACAAGTGCAGCCAATGTTGCGTAAGTCTCTGAGGCAGCAAAACTGTTGTAAATCGTCAAAGTCAATGTGCTGTTTTCTAGGCCGCCAACATAGACGCGTGCGGTTTTGCCAAACGATGTGCTTTCCAATGCCTCGATCACGCGAGTTAGATTGGCTGCGCTGCACTGGTCGGTAAGGTCAACGGCATTAACCGTGACTAACGGGTTAGATAAGTAAGTGCTGGTAGCCATGTGGGTTAAATCTCCTCGTTAGGTTCTGTACTAGTTTTAGCAGGTTTTTTAGGTTTAGGTGTGGATTGCTCAACAATGAAACCGCCAGACAAAAGCGCTGCCACGTTAATGCCGTCAGCTGGCACATAAGGGTCACCAATAATGCCAAGTCTGGTGGATGCAATTGTGTAGATCATGCGGTTTGTGCCTGCACTTTAACTGTCAGGTCATAGCAGGGAAAGGATGCGCCGCCAATCTCAATAGATGCCGGCTGACCAGATAGCACAATGACTTTTGATGCCAACACCAGCGCGACAATGCTTAAAATCTCGCGCAACACTGGTAAACCTGCAGGCCCAGACCCGACAACTTTAAGCGGAAAATCCATAGTCACAATGTTGCCGTTGCCTGCGTAAGTCGTAAAACTTGGCGCTAATAGAAACACGCAATTAGGAACTAATCGAGTTGGGTCTGTTACCACGCGCAAGCCGCTAACGGCTGTCAGCGTGGCTGCAACATCGTCTATGGCCTCGTTAAGTAGGTCTGTGTACGGTGCAGGCATTAGGCAACCGCTGGTCGGGGGATGCCCAACAATTGCTTAACGATCGGTGTCAATGACTGCTGCGTTGGTGTGCCCATCGTGTCAAACGCTGCATAAGCGGTTTCTATGCTGCCTCGACTACGCCACAACGCTGCACAATACATCAGCGTGCCTAGCGTGACATCGTGACCCGGTGACGTTGTAAGGCTGTCAAAATAACCTGCCTCTTGTCTACGCCTATAACAAAAATCGTTACCAGCGTTGCGCGCCTGTTCAGCAAGCGTGTAATCGTCGGACGGGTTAGTAATCGTCACACCTAAGTATGTGATCAGCGCCGCCGTTGTAATCCATGTGCATGATTGCGTGTAAGTAACTGTGCCAGCATAAGTAACGACATAGTCAACATTGCTACCAGTGGCGGCGTAAATGATTTGGTTTGGGCGCGGCACTTCAACGTCATACTCAAACTCTCCAGAGTTAGAGTCAACACCAATAAACGCATATTGCGGTAATGCCAGCACCGTAAAAGTTCCGTTAAACGGTGACCCGATGCTGGCAACCGTAATGCTCTGACCAACTGCTATGTCAGTTGGTTCTAACGTGCTAATGCACGCGTAATTAGAAATGAGCTGTTTTGTTGCGGTGTTGTAAATGGTCATAGCGGATGGCCGCTTACCTGACTAAGCCTGAGTGATCTTTTGGATCATGCTGGCGTTGGCCTTGAATGTGCAGAAATATCCATGTGTGGAAACTGCACGGGTCAACGTAGTTGGCTGATCAAGCGACAAAATGCCCTTCCAATCCTCATACACCTCAAAACCAATGTCCTTCATAATGACCATTGTTTTGGCAGCAAAATTGTTGTCAACAACAAGTTTGAGACCTAGTGGGCCTTGATCGTTGCGTCCTTCAACTGATGCTGAGGTTGCGTTGCCTACGCCGATTGCGTTTTGTCCAGACAATCCGCCGTTTAAGTTTGCAAACAATGTTCTGCCAGTTGTATCGGCAAGTTGCATGATCAAGCTGTATGTGGCTGGATCGACAAACATGTGGGTTGGCAACATGTTGGTTGCAGCAAGCGTGACAATTGCAGCATCATAAATTGACTTGTACAAGTCGGCAACAGTCAAATCCCACACACCGGCTGATGTTGCAGCGGTAAGCAAATTGTCTGCGGCTTCGTTGTCGGTGCCCACCATGTAGCCGCCGATTAAATCATTGATGACGATTTGGAGAGCGGCCGGATCGGTGAAATCGAGTGTCTGGTAAGAAATGTTTGCACTGTTCGCAAAAGTTTTCTTTGTAACCGTATTGTTTGCAATCACGCCAGTTGTCGTTGCAACTGCACTGCCTTCGGTTTGTGCTGTTGCTGTTGCTTGGTGAGTTGTAATTGTTGGACGGTTGAATGTTGATGATGGTGTTTGTGGCATTGCGCGTGCACCAAGTGCAGCAACAACTGGACGCATGAAATTGATGTCCTGAAACACTGGCCCCATCGTGACCTGAGTCAAGAGACCCGGCACGCTGGTGAGAAACTCATCGCCTGCAGCAGCTTGCAATGGTGACTTGTGGTATGCGGTGTAATCGGCAAAAACTTTTTGCGCGTTAACCCAATCATCGCCGCCCTTGTGAAATGCAGCCATGTATTCCCAACTGTTTGGAATGCGTGGTTCGCGTTTTGCTGCAGCAAATACTGGTGCAGTTGCGGTAATAACTTCTGGTGCTGGTGTTTCAATGGTTGACATGGCTGGTTTCTCCTCTATGGGTTCTGGTTCAACATTACTCAATTCTGGCTCGTCTTGTGGGATACTCGCCGCCACCTGTGTAATGACGCTTCCCTCAAACGCTGGTTGACTGACGAGCGATAATTCTTGCCATGTAGCAGCCTCAATCACCATGACACCGTTATCGTCATGCCATTTAACTGGTGACACGCCAACCGACACTGAGTCAATGGTGCCATCGCTGGCCAAAATAAGCGCCTCATCGCCTTGACGGGTTGCAGAAATCTTGGCAACAAACATCATTGCGGTGCCCACATCTTGACGTTCGGTGACTTGGCCGATGATTTGTGCCGAGTCATGCTGCATGTACAGTTTTGGGTTTTTGCCCTCTGCCGATAATGAGCCCGGCATGAACATTACTTTTGTGCCATCTGAAACGGTTGCAGTTTTGTTGTATTCGACTGCTACACCGCTGATCTGGCGGCGTGGTGCATCGCCAGCTGCAGCGTCAATGGTAAACGTGTTATCGCTAGTTAATCTGATCATGCTGGTGACGCTACTCCGTTTGCTGGTCTTGTTGGTGACATTTCGGTTGTTGGGTTCATTTCGGCGTGGTAATCCCCCATCAAATAGCCCTCGTAATCAAACTCAACATATGTGCCGTTTGGTAGCACGTTGTTTTGACTGAGTGTGGCGCTGATGCAATCGGCGTAAGCGCGTGCGCCAAATGTCCACAAATCGGCCCTAGCGCCCTCATTGCTGACATAAGAATATGACCCAACGTCACATCCAACAAGGTAAAACGGCACGTTGCAAATGCGTGCCATTTCTTTTGCTTGAAACTCTGCCGAGTCAACAAGCAACATTTTGTCTGGGCTAGTAGCCGTTTCGGTGTATGTCAAATATTCGTTTAATGCAGCGGTCTGGTTAGTTGATCTAGCCGCGTTAAACGCGCTTGCCAAATCCGCTAATTCTTGACCGGATAGCGGTTCACCGCCAGTTTGTTTAAGTACGCCGGCTGGAATAGCGCTCGATGCGTTGCGATAGCGTGCAGCTTCCAATTTAAGTGCTGTTTGTACCGATTGTTTTGACATTGTGGTAATGCCCTGAATAGGCGACAAAAATTGCACCACGTTATTTGGGTCTAGTTGCGTGCCATTGAAATAGATTTCTTTTGATGGGCCGTACCAGATCGGGCCGTCCATGTCGGTGGTGTTTATTGAGCCCTGCGGTAGCCACTTAAACGCTGACGGGAAACCGTCTGCTGTTCGCTCGGTGATGTACCACATTGCTCGACCAGTAAAAAATAAATCATCAAATGTAAACGCCAAAATAAAATTGTTGGTGACTTCTTTAGAAATCCTGCGTAACCATGTGCGCGGGGCCATAGGCACTTTTTCCATTGAGTCGCCATTCCACATTTCGCTATACATTTGCAATGGCATGCACGCAATAACTGATGCAATTAAGTCTCTTGCACGGCTCACCGTTGGCACCGACATGGCCGCATTACGCGCGTTTGACTCGGTGTAATTGTAAAACTGGTTTAACGAGTTGCTGACCGAGCCACCAAACGCTGCAGCGCCTTTGGCTACTGGTGGGCTAATAGCGGCCTTAGTTACTTTGTTAAAAAATGCCATGCTATGAGTGTGCCACAGTCAGTGCGGTTTGTGGTGGCATCGGCCCGGTATGCGATGCGGTATCCCGACGATAAGCAAGCCATCGAGCCGATGCCAATGTGATGTTAGCCGTTAGAAACCACCAGCATAGGTTTGCCAGATGACGTAGGTCTGCTGGTTAGTGCGGCTGCCCAAACCATGCAACGCGCTAACTCAATTGGGCCGGGTGATCGTTGGCTGGATAGCGCAATGCTGTTTTGTGATCTGACTGCTACAGCGCGGCTGACGTGTTCGGCAAGTTGGTTGCTGCCGTCATGCCACAGCAACTTTTCGTTAATCATGTTTTTTACTGACGGCGTAAACTTAAGTATTTCGCCATAGCCCACCACAACACGGCGGCGCTCTAGCGATAACGGCCAATGATTATCTACCGTTGGCGTGATCGCAAACTTGACCAGCGGGTTAGCACATAGGCGCTCTACGTGGCTCAGCATTTCGCTAAACGTGTCTGCAACAAACTCAACTGTGGCTATTGTGCGCCGATCAGGTAAAGCCACGCAACGCACAGCAAAATAGCGTGTGTCATCAAGGCTGGTTTCTATGGCTATCGTGCCGCCGTCTGGTATTTCGCCCTCGTACTGCAACGCTGGCCATTGACCCGGCTGTATCCAAGACTTGTCAGACGCAACCCAAAGATTACAACTGGCGCGCAAAAACGCGGCTCGATCAGGGTTCTCCGACTCTGCCAGCAACGTGGCTGCGGTCAGGGTTATACCCAATGCTGGGTTTCCATATTGCCATGCGGCAAGTGTGAGCGGATTTATGTCAGGCGGTGGGCTCCACTCGGCGAAATAAAACGATGCGTTTTTGCCTGTGTCAATTGCTCGCAACCCTTGCTCACGCCAACGCAACATTGCCGTTGATGCCTCTGTGCCGGCGGTTGACCACATAGACAAAAGCGGTGAAACCTGTGCACGTTGAGCCGGCAACAGACCGCCGTCTATAACCTCACGCGATATATCCCACATCTCATCGGCAACCACCAGCGATGGGCTAGTGCCGTGACCCACAGAATTGTTGGCAGCGCGCACCAGCCAAGTTGAGCCGTCAGGCATTGTTACTCTGTTACGCCCATATGATTTCATTAGGGTTGCGTTAAACCGTGACTCTAAGATCGGTGACAATTCGTCAAAAAGCATTACCGCCAGATCGAGCCGGTGCGCGGTAGATAGCACGGTCTGTTTCTTGCCGCGTATCTTGGGCATCTCTGTGAGCCACCAACCAATAAGAGCTGTTAGCGCAGTGGTCTTACCGCACTGGCGCGCCGTAGAAACAAGGCTTACACGGTTAATTAACTCAAAGTTTTCATCGTAAAGCAGCTGACCATCAAGCGCGGTGTACTGCCAATCCATCAACTCCACATTTAGATGCTCGCTGGCCCATTCCCTAACTTGCGGCGCAAATGAACCTACGTGATCTGGCCTCGATGTTTCTAATCGTGGCCGTGCGTGACCAATCCCTGCCAGTTCGGGCTGGTTAGGGCCAGTTGGGATAGACAAGACTTGGGTCGGGGTGATGTTTTGTTTCTCATAAAAAAACTCTTTT